AAATGGTTTAAAGAAGATTGGCGTGATGTTAAGACAGGTAAACCTTGTGGTCGATCAGGTAAGAATGATAAGCGTAAAAGTTATCCTGCTTGCAGACCCAAGGCTGTAGCATCTAAAGTAAAGAAATCCGATACTAAAAAGAAAACAGGACCTAAAGCAATAAAGTGGTCTGTTACTCCCTCTGGAAAGAAAAGGAAAAAATAATGTTATGTAGTAAGAAAAGCCCTATGATGGCTAAAAGAAAGAAACCATTTAAACACTGTGCTAATTGTAAAACAAAAATGGCTTGCAAGAGAGCAGGTAAATGTGTAGGTAAAAAGAAATAGTTTATTACCACTAGGAAAAATTATGGACAGCAAAATGAAAGAAGAAAGAGCTCAGTTGGAAGCTCTTAGAGAGTTAAAGAGAAGAAAAAATCTAAAAGATTACTCTGAAGACTTTGAAAAATTTTCTGAAGAACAAATAAGAATTATTACTAAAGACGCTACTAAAGGTTTTGTGCCATTTAAATTCAATGAAGCTCAAACTATTATTAACGAAGCTTTAGAAAAACAAAGAAAAGAAACAGGTAAAGTTAGAGCTATAATACTTAAAGCTAGACAACAAGGTATCTCTACCTTTTGTGCTGGAAGAGTATTCTGGAAGACTTACTTTCAGCAACACACTAGATCTGTTGTGATGGCACATGATAGTGCTACATCAGATTCTTTGTTTAGTATGAGTAAAAACCTGATTAAGAATATGGAAAAAGGGTTACAACCTAAGTTAGAAAAAACGAACGCAAAAGAAATTTCAATTCAAACTCCGGCATACCCTGATTCAGAGGCAGTTGGATCATACCGTCTGTACACTGCTGGTTCACCAGAGGCTGGAAGAGGGACTACACCTACTATATTACATGGATCAGAAGTTGCATTCTGGCAACATGATGCTAAGATACTTGCTGGGCTATTCCAAGGTATATCACAATCAGATGGTACTGAAGTTATTATTGAGTCAACAGCTAACGGTGCATCAGGTGAATTTTATAGGTTGTATCAATCGGCAGCTGCAGGTGAGTCTGATTATATAGCTATCTTTATTCCTTGGTTTAAAACTATAGAATATAAAAGAGAAGTACCTGAAGGATTTGAATTAACATTTGAAGAAAAAGATTATAAAGAAAAGTATGACTTAACAGATGAACAACTATACTGGAGACGATTAAAGATCGTAGAAGGTGGAGTAGATAAGTTTAGACAAGAGTATCCTGCTAATTCAGAAGAAGCCTTCTTGGTTTCTGGTGCATCAGTATTTGACTCAGAGAAAATAAACTCATTTAAACCTACACCACCAATTGCATTAAGAGGCTATAATGATGATCTCGGTTCTTTTGATGACAGCCCTAGAGGTAATCTAGAAATATGGATACCACCTGATTGGCAAGACAATTATATTATAGGGGCTGATGTTGCTCTTGGTGTTAAACAGGATTATAGTACAGCTATAGTTATGAACACTAAAGGTCACATCTGCGCTATGTATAGAGATAATACGGTAGATCCTACTTTATATGGTGAACATTTATTTTATCTAGGTAGATATTTTAATAACGCACTGTTAGCAGTAGAATCTAATAGTATGGGTGTAGCTACATTACAAAGACTCAAACAAATGAGTTATGTTAATATGTATTATGAAACGAAAGCAGCTAGGTTAAGCTCAGAAGAAGGTCAAACTCCTGGATTCAGGATGACACACGGAAGTAAACCTAGAGTTATTGGTCAGTTAAAAAATGCAGTAGAAGAAGAAGACATTTGGATTCCTTCTAAAGTAATACTAGCTGAAATGAAAACATATATATCTACACCATCAGGTAAAACAGAAGCGTTACAAGGACATCATGACGATACTGTTATGGCATTAGCTATTACCTGGGAAGCTTATCGTACTAACATAGATAAATTATCAAATCAAAAAGTCGATTGGAGACAAAAGAACTTTGTCAACACTAATAATGAGGATTGGATTTAATGGCTAAAACAAGCAAACAGATAGAAGACGTTAGGGCTAGAATGATGAAAGACCCAAGACAAGCTAACTTTGCCAAGCACATGATTAATCCTGCTACTGAAGAAGGTCAAGAGAAAATAAAAAACTTTCAGGCAGCAGGAGTTAAGGCTTCAGCAGAGGCTCGTAGACTAAAGAAAGAACGTGACGCTAGAATTAAAGAGAAAGCCGCTGAGATGGCTGAGACTTTAGAAGCACTTAATGTTGTTGCACAAGATCCTTTGGATGTAATGAAATTGCTAATGCATGAAGCAATGGAAGCAGGTGATCGTGAAGAAGCATTTAAGATAGCTAAAGAACTAGGCGAATATAAAGCACCTAAGAAAACAAGAGTGGAAACTGTCAACACAGAAAAAACTAGTGCAGACTTAAGTGTAGAAGAGTTAGAAGAATTAGCTCAACTTAAAAAAGATTTAGGAGGACAATAATGGCTATTTATAGACCTTCAAAAGGTGTTAAACAAAAGAATGGTAAGGTCTGGGACCCTACTAAGAAATCTAAAAATTCAGCTACTTATGGACGTGATAACGTTAAAGAACATAAAGAGCCAGAGCTTGTCCGTGCCCATCGTGAAGAATGGCGAAAAGAGGGTAAAGACGGACTACACAGTTGAACCTCATGCTGTCCTTTAGGTTTTCGGGGTACCTTTGGTTCAAAAACCCCGTACTAGAATACATGCCCATATGGGTGCTAGATTGATAGGAGGCCTTATATGGGCGATTATATGAGTGGTTACCGTGAAAAAGTAACCGACGAACAACTACTTAACTTAGTTGATACAGGTGTATCTAACTCAGCAGGAGATTTTTTAAATTCTTCCGAGTTAGCTAACGACAGATTACAGTCTACTTATGAATACGCAGGTTTACCTGAAGGTCACTTAAGACCTAACGGTGTATCTAAGATAGTTTCATCAGATACAACAGAAACTATAGAAGCTTATTTAGCTTTGATATCAGAGTTAATGTTTAATAACAATCGTATAGCTAAATTTAAGTCATGGTCAGCATCACCTAGCGCTATAGCAGCAGCTAATGATGCATCAGATTTAGTTAACTATACCATATTTAAAAAGAATAATGGTTGGGAATTATTAAATACTTGGGTAAAGTCAGCCTTACTTTGGAAAAACTCAGTAATACGTTGGGACTTTGTAGAAGACAAGTACGCTGACTTTGAAGAGTACGATTCACTTACTGAAGAAGCTTTAGATCTTAAACTGTCTGATAAAGAAATAGAAGTAGTTGGTGAGTTAAATTTTAATCCATCAACTAATACTTACGAAGATGTTAGGTTAAAAAGAACCTATGATATGTCTAGAGTTAAAATAGAAAATGTACCACCAGAAAACTTTTTAATATCAAGAGACGCAAGTGCTATTGATGATGCTAAGTTTGTTGGTGTACAAATAGAAATGTCTCGTTCAGATATAAGAAAAATGTATCCTGATATTGCAGATGAAGTTTCTGATTGGTCAGAATTACCTAGTGCAAGTGAAGATCATTCCAATTATTCTGAAGACGTAGCAGTACGTAAACGTGTAACAGGTCAAACATACTGGTCTGGTTCAGGTAGTGACGATGATTCATTGTTAGAAGCTAATATGAAAGTAGCTGTAACAGAGTGTTGGATTAAAGTAGATCGTGATGGAGATGGTATAGCAGAACTTAAACATATAATTGTTGCAGGCAGTAACATATTACATGAAGAAGACTGTAACTATATTCCACTAGCATCACTAAGTCCTTTTGAAATACCTTACGAGTTCTTTGGATTATCTATAGCAGATATGACAAGATCTACTACACTTACTTCTACTGCTATACTACGTGGTTTTGTAGAAAACACTTACTTAAGTAACTATTCACCTAAGTTAGCTGATCCGAATGTTGTAGACTTTTCTGCATTACGAACCATGAGACCTAAACAGATTATACCAACTAACGGTAATCCTGCAGGTGCAGTTACTGACTTACCACCAAGCACTATTAGTGCAGGTACAGTTCCTTTGTTACAACATTTACAAGTACACAAAGAACAAGCTACAGGTATGTCTAAAGCAGCACAAGGACTTAATGACGAATTATACGTATCAGGTAACAGTGAAGTTAAACTAAATCAAGTTATGACTGCCAGCCAAAAGCGTATACAACATATAGCCAGAAAATTTGCTGAAGGTGGATTTAAAAGACTATGTGAAGGTGTTTATAAGACTATAAAGGCTAACATGGATGAAGTTAGTATTATGTCTGATAGACGTGGTGTTATGTTAGATGTTAATCTAAAAGAACTACCTACTTGTATAGAGTTAGAAGTAGATGTAGATTTAGGTGAAAACTCTAATGCTAACAAAAGAGAAAAGCTAATGTTATTAGCATCTCAATTAATACCTATGCTTAAAGAGTCAGGTCAAGGAGCTATGATTAAGCCAGATGCCGTAGCTAATATAGCGTTTGACATGGTTAATAGTCTTGATCTTAAACCAGAACAATATCTTAAAGATCATACTACCAAAGAATTCTTGGAAGAAGCTAAGAACGCTATGAAAATAGCAGAGGATGATAAAAAGAGAATGAAGGAGATCGCAGCTCGTGTTGAAGAATCTAAAGCTAAACAAGCTGAAGCAAATTCAGTTTACACTAAGGTGCAAGCAGATAATTCGCTTCAAGATAACATTAGGCAAACAGCTATTGCACTTGATCGTCATGATCAAGAATGGGCTCGCCTTAAGACTGCCGCAATTAAAGCAGAAGTTACTCCGGAAAATCTCCCAACTCCGGGAAATATGGACGAGATAATGATGAAAGCCGTTGAAATAGTTAAATCTATTGAGGCAGCACCATCAGGAAAAGAAGGTGGTTCACTAGACGA